GTTCGTGTTTGTTCATAGTTATCCGATTAAATCCTCAAGCGTCATTTGATCGTCACACGTTAGTGCGTCCCACTCGCTTGTGGTGGTTGCTTGGTCAAACGTTAAGCCGTCAAATAGGCTTCTCATAGCCTCCATACGGAGGTCGTGTGCTAGTGCACTTGTCTTGATGTTGTTCATTGTAAATGAATTAAATGGTTTATAAAATTAGAGCATAGAGGGGAGTCGAACCCCTGCCACACTTCGTGTTTATGGAACATAACCGATGTGACGCACCCTATGTGCTTATGCTGTTGAGATTGAAGTTACTAATATGGTTTGTATTATATATCTTCATAAATGAAGAGATATATAATACTAAACCTTATAAGAGTTAGAAGGGAGCAATCGACTCTTCGAACTCAGCCATCGCAAGTGCCTTTGCATCTGCTATGCGCTTGGTCCGATGCTTTGCCATAGCCACTTCGACTGACTCTCCTTCGGAGAGCGTGTACACCTCCTCACGGGGCGCTTGGTAGCTATCTTCAGCCTCAGGCTTTAAGTACGTAGTACTTACGTTGTCCTTAGCTTGTTGACGTTCCAACCTTTGGTTGCGGTTTTTCGGTCTACCCGCTGACGCTTTACGTGCCAGTGCATTGGGCTTTGACTTAGCCTTAGCCTTCGGCTTAGCTTTTGACTTAGCCTTCGGCTTAACCTCTTTGAGGTTAGAGACAGCCTTCGTTAACTCCTTTAGGAGTTTGAGTGCTTCAGCCTTGCGCTCCGCAGTGGGGTTGTACTTGGCTCTGTTCACTGCCTTACGGCAGTCTTTGATGTTGATGTCTTTAGACATGATGAATGGTTTTATAGCTCAGCGGAATTGCTCAGCCCAATCAAGGTACGGCGAACATTTGGATATTTCGACAAAACTAACCAACCAATTCCACGCGCCTTTTACCGAAGGTAAAACACCCGCGAAGAATTAGCGCATGTGTGCAGGTCATGCGCGTGTCCCTACGCGAGCGCGACGCAAGCGCCACACGCCCAGATACACCCACACGCAAGGCGAGCAGAGGTGGACGTGATGCAAGGCAAGGAGTTACGTAGTAAACGCTGAGGAAATAAGGGGGCAAGATGGCCGATGTGAAACCCCTATAAGGGGTGCTTAAGGTTAGAGTATAACTCTAAGAGGGGGGTTGTCCGTCGCTCAGCTACTGCACATAACACACAGCGCTTAGAAGCTATGCTTCAAGATAAGGTACTTAACCTACTGCCTTAGAGTGATTTAGGTAGAAAAGCTAGAATGTTTGGCAAATTCTCTAACTTGTTAGAGGGAGGGGGTTCACGAAGTGGGTTTCTGTTTACGTTTGCTAACGTGTGTATATATATATTATCCCCACCTCTTATATTTCTCGCATTTTTTTCAAGAGGGCCTCCAGATCTGCCGAAATACGTCGATTTTCAACGCTTACTTCTCCAACACCTTAACATATACTCAGTTTTAACTCTGTGGTATATAGCGTTTTAGAGTCTGTTCTTTAAATCTTTACTTCAGGGTTGACTTTTCAATTTTTCTGTAGTACCTTTAAAGCTGTAAGTGAGAGTAACGGTTGAGATACATATCAAAACTGTTACAATGTTTAGTTAAATGTACTAACTAATCATATAATACTTATAATGTAGTATACAGGATAATTGTGTTTTGAGATTAAATAGATCATATAGAAACGGGATGGTTGTTAAGGAGCCACCTACAGATCCTCCAAAGGGTTACAAGTATAACGAAGCTGGCAATCTAGTCCCTGTGGACTGGGAGGAGTTTCACGAAGAAAATACTATGGATCTAGAAGATCTTATGCGTGGGGTTTCTCAAGTGGAGAGCGCAGGGGGAGTATTAATGAAGAATCCGTCTAGTTCTGCTACGGGGGAGTGGGGACAGCTCTATAATGAAATAAAAGACCTACCGTTTATGAGGGGTGTCTCTAGAGATCAGTTTGCTTCTAACCGAGAGTTACAGAGTGAGGTTTTTAGAAAGAGAGTAGAAGGGAAGCTACCTAATATACCATCTTTACGAAAGAATGCTCACGATCTAACCGACGAGTATGCACCTCAGATAGGTGATAAGTGGGACTATACTTTAGATGAGGTTGCTGCTATAAGTAATTATTTAGGTAGGCAGGGAGCCAGAAACTTTTTTGCCTCTAAAAGAGACTCTGTTAAATATACCCCCTCAGGCGTCAATAAGTCCGTAAAAGAATATTTAGATGTGTATAGAGGCGGTAGAGATTCAAACCAATAATTAAAAAGTAGTATCTTTGCCTCATGGCCGCTAAAGATAAAGTCCTTAATCAATATAACGAAGATGCTCTTCTACGCGCTACTGGCGGGCAGATGAAGGGGAAGGGGTTTAGAAAAGCAAAAAGAGCAGCCAATAAGCAGACCAGAATCAACAAGAGGGCTCAAAAGAAAGCTTCTCGAAGAGGGGAGCAGATTAAAGGGGGGATGTATGGGTATAAGGCTGCTGAAGCAGAAAGCCAAAAGGTTGGTAGCTACTTTGACGACTTAAAGACAAAAAGGAAACAGAATGCTGTAAAAGCAGGTGTTATAGCTGCAGGTGTGGCAATAACAGGAGGTGCGTTAGCAGCGGGCATGGCAGGTGCAGGAGCAGCAGCAGGAACAACAGCCGCTGCTGGGACAACCGCAGGTACAACTGCTGCAGCAGGAGGAGCTACAGCTGCAGGAACAACAGCCGCTGCTACAGGAGGAGCTACAGCTGCAGGAACAGCCGCTACAGCTGCTGGTACAACAGGAGTTACAACAGGGGTTCAAGCTTTGACAAATGCTCAAAAAGCAGCCAAAGCGTTAAAGACTGCCGATAAGGTTTTGAAGGTTGGTAAACAAGCAAAGGATCTTTTAACCACTCCCGAAGCTCCTGAAAGCGCAGAAATGACAGCTAATCGCAACACGTTTAATCCGCTTGCAGGTCCTATTGCGCGAGGCTATGCAGCATCACCAACAGAGGCTGAGCTATATGGCACTGCGTATGCACCTCAACCAGAACTACAGTCTTATACAGAAATAGCCTCACCTTACGGAATGGGAATGATAACAGATCCTAGAGGATTTATGGCACAAGCAGAAGCTATGCAAGAGATGAATTCTGGGCAAGGACAGTCTGGCCTAGCTAATATCTACAAAACTGGCGGTAGGGTAAAATTTAAAAACTCGAAAAAGAAATAATGGCAACACTAAACGTTACTATAAAAGAAGAACTAACCTTAAATGGCTCCGACAAAGGGGCTATAAATACTGTTACGTCTACTGTTACTCAGTTAGACCACAGGATACTAGACATCTTACATACTGGAGAACAAACAATTCTGTTGTTTGCTGCAGCGGTAGCCGCAGGAACGATTAAAGACGCTACTCTGGACTATCTTAGAATAACAAACCTTGATCCAACTAACTTCGTTACACTTCGGATAGCGGGAAACAGTGAGGAGTATTTTGTGAAATTAGAAGCGCTTGACAGTTTTATATTAAACAACTCTTTAATGGATGCTAACGCTGCAGGAGGAGCAACAGCATCTCTTGCTGCTATAGATGAAATAAAAGCTCAAGCTGATTCGGGAACATGTACTTTAGAAATTTACGCAGCAGCATAACACATAAACAATGAAAACTACTTACAACCAGTACGCCAAAGGCGGAACAACACCTATGTATAAACATGGTGGTACTCATCCAACGGAAAAAGAAAGAGGTATTAGAGCTCAAGATTACAAACAGGGCCAGCCTTTAACTGAAAATCAATTAGGGTTTCTAACTCAAAGTTTGTCTGATGAAGAAAGAGAACTTTTTCAGGATATGTACAGCCAAGGGCTGATTCGTAATGACTCTGTAAAATCTATGTTTCAACAGGGGAAGCCAATGTCAGCATCTGACTTTAGAGAGTCAGTTCTAAAAGACTCTGATGGTCCAGCTACAACAGCTAACCTAAATAGAGAGTTTGGCAAAATGTTTGGTGATGGAATGAAGTCACAAACCCAAGGGTCGGGTCTAGCAAAGATGCAAGGGTATGGAGGTAAAGCAAATGTTTATGCCCTGAAAGCCGATCGAGATGTTGATCCAACGTATGGTCAAGATCCAAAGGGTGAGGACATGGCTATGATTGATCCCCGCCAACCTGATTCAATCCCACAAGATAGAGAAAAGCAAATTATAGAGCAGCTCATTAAAGAGGATCGCATTCCACCTCCTACTGAAAAAACTCCTGACCCTATAAAGGTTATTAAAGAGTTAGAAGCAAGCGGCATCCCTCTAACAGAAGAAAATATTTCTGATTACACTGGTACTGAAAAAATGAGAGCTAGTGGCATAGGTACGGATATGCAAAAGCTAGGTCGTTTACTTGCTGCACAAGCTGGTGTGTCCGATTCAGAAGAAGAAGAAGAAAAGTCTAATCTTATGGATGCTTTTCAGGAGCTAGAAATGGGTGGCAGGATCTTTAATAGAAAGCGCACTCACAACGCTAAGCAGCTAAGAGATATGTTAGATGCTGATAGAAGAAGAATCAGATAAACTATCGCTTCTCCCAAGGCATTGGTGCTTTTAAATTTTTAACCGCTACAAACCTTTCGTGGCTTTGAGCTGAGTTGTATCTAAGCGTCTTGTGATTCTTCTCAGAGGACTCAGTAGGCATTAGCGGGGATAGAACGATTGCTAATAAGGCAATTTTTAAAAGGTAACTTTTCATGGTATATAAATTAAAGGTTAAAGATTCAGCCGTATATTTGGACTGCTGATCTTAATCTACAACAAACTTTCCATAAAAACAAATATCCTTGAATAAATTTTACTTCAACCCAAGGAGAAAAAGACGGGATCATGCAAAAGAAGCTGAAAAAACAAGACTAAATAAAATAAAAAATGAAACTAGAAGTAATAAGGTTCAACAAAGGGACGGACTCAACAAACGGAATACTATTTGATATAACAAATGATAAAAGAAAATTTTTATGCTATACTCTCGAAGATGAGAGCCGTACTGAAAAAGTGTGGGGAGAAACTTGTATACCTGAAGGAGAGTATTGTGTCGGTCTTCGAACTGTGGGCGGCCATCATGCTAAGTACTCTAAAAGGTTTGCTGACATCCATATGGGGATGCTTCACGTACTGGATGTACCTAATTTTAAATATATTCTTATTCATTGCGGCAATACTGACGAAGACACTGCTGGTTGTCTGCTCTTGGGTGATTCGCAAGAAAACAACAACATCAAAGAAAACGGGTTTATCGGAAGATCTACCCAAGCCTACTTCCGAGTCTACCCAGAAATTGCCAAAGCGCTCGAAGAAGAGGAAGAAGTAACTATAACATATAGAGACTTTTCAGACTGTTTATTGTTAGATAAGTCTGATGTAGTATCGTTTTTCGATAAGTCTAACTAGCTCTCTAGTTTAGTATAAAATCTTTGAACAAGCAGGCGTGATTTCTGAGTGAGACCATACCTTACTCTGTAGTTGTATTTGTTTTCCTCCCTAAAAAGATGGTCCTCAAAAGTTTCTGACGGGGTTAGTCTGTCAAAGTGCTTATATATGTATCCTTCGTTAACAAGAGGGTATACTAGCCTTTCTCCTATTTTCTTTTTTGAGTATTCAAAATCTTTTGAAGCAAAGGCTAACGTCCAGAACTCCAGATCATAAGCCCACAAAAGGAACCTAAGTTCTTTTTCAAAGATATCGTGTTGACGGCAAAACTCACCGCTTACTGTTTTATATCTCTTGAGATAGTTCTTTTTTACGTACCTTTGATTTAAGTAAGAAAAATCGCGGAACAACTTTTTTTTCAGCACCTTGCTTTTAGGCATGCAGCTTTTTCATTAAAATAAACGTAAAGATATGGAGAAAGACGGATTCCTTTTTGAAATGCAGAGATTAGTTATGGAGATGGACTCTTTAGCAGATAAATATGGGGTAAGAGATAATCTCATGTCCTTAGTAATAACTGGTCTTCTAGAGGAAACTCCAGAGGGTAGCACTAAACTAAAAGCAATATATAGTTATAATTTAAACAACCGAGAAGAGTTAGAAGAGATAGTAGCATTTGCTCAAAATACCTATGAAGACCCCGATGATGAAGGGCCAGACTTAACAGATTTTTTGAACGGACTCGGTATTTCACTTAATTAAAAATGGACGGACTTATTAGAAAGATTATTATTGGAAAAGACCCGAAAGACGCTATGGCTTATTACATAGGCATGCGAGCTGGAGGCGGAAAAGTAAGCACTATAGTAATGGATGGTGAGCACCTTCATAAATATAGTAAAAAAAGATACTTAGTTTATATGGAAGGTGAGGATGGCGCTCAGGCTTTGTGGAAGTCGGTAAACGACATGCCGTGCATAATTGAATACGATTGCAACTTTTAATATGGTAAAGACAGAACTATACACTTCAGGAGGAGAATTCAAAAGACCCGACGGGTCTGATTACGTAGGGGCGTACCACGTCCATGTAAACCAAGGGGCTATGGTAGGTGGTTTTCATAAAACCTCCGCACACGATAGGCTGACTCCATCTACTAGGATTTCTAGGTCTCTAGTAGAAAGAATAATGCAACAACTTAAATCGGAACAAACTCCCACACCTCCAAGAAGAAATCCCACACCTCCGAGAAGAACTCAGACACGTTCTTCAGGCTCTAGCGGCTCAAGCTCTGGCGGGGGGTATTAAATAAAATAAAATGAAAACTTTAGACATTTTTGTTGTTGAGCTTGAAAAAAAGATCAACGACACAATAACTACGAACTCAGGCTTAGAACTATACGTAGACAACAGGTTCGATGAATTTAAACATAGGGTTACGGAAGGGCCTGTAGTGTGCTCCCCTCTTAAATATAATACAGGCGTAAAAAAAGGGGACACTCTGTATTTTCATCATTTAGTTGTTGTTAATGAAGGTCAGGCCCTTACAGGTAACGACGACCATTATTTAGTTCGGTATGACCCAAACCATACAATAAACAACCAAGCTATAGCTTACAAAAGCAAAAAAACTGGAAAGGTTAAACCCCTTATGGGGTGGGCTTTGTTAGAGTTTTTTGATCAAGAAGAGTTAACACTTAAGTCTGATGTTATTAAAATTGTTGACAATAAAGAAAAGCTTCCAACTAAAGGGAAGGTGGCTTTTGACAGCCCTTGGTTAAAAAGCATGGGGGTTAAGAAAGGAGACATTGTTGGCTTTAAGCAAAACAGAGACTATCGCATTAAAATAGATAACAAAGAATACTATCGAACTCGCGCAGAAGACCTTATGTATGTCGAAGAATAAATTTACAACTCTCTCCGCTGCAGCGAGACTTATGTCCAGTATGGAGGCTGCCATAGACAACATGATAGAAGAAATTAAAAAACCAGTTGATCCAGACATTAGCGGATCGGCAAGAAAAGCGGAGTTACAATCTATCAAACAAACAGCTACAGATTGTAAAGAACTTCTTGTGGAGCACCAGAGACTAGAGCAAATGATAAAGGATTTAAAAACAAGCGGCACAATAGATCAGGTTAAAGACTACGAGGGAGGGTTTGCAGAAAGGTTCTCTAAATAACGCTTAACTTTGTTTTATGAAAAAATTATTATTTATTTTATTCTTGCTTCCTGTGTCTGTTTTGTCTCAGTGCAATCAACACGTATTCACTTCGGTAGGAGCTGAGAAATGGACGAACTTTCAATATCAAGACTGCGATGGAGAAGCTCATTATTTTGGGTTGCCTGCAGGGGGGTACACTGTAATTTTTTGTGCTGACATAGGTACCGCTTTTGTTTTAAACGGAGACGGGTTTGTGTACCCGCTTCTAACGGAACACCCAGCATATGCTTCGTGTGTTCAATCACCATGTTTAGGTGATTTAGACAATAGTGGAGCGGTAGATGTTCAGGATTTATTGTTATTTTTATCAAACTACGGTGCATGCGAAAACTAATATATTTACTAGCTATATGGGCTCCAGCGCTATCTGCACAATGCGATGTAGCTATAACCAGTTGGGATGCCGCTACTGGGGATATTGCTATTGAGGCTATAAATAGTGAAAATTGCGGCTGCAATGAATTTACAACTGAAGGAAATACCTGCGAAACAAGCGCTAGTCCTCACGTAAATAACAACACAACAGTAAGCCATTTTGTGTTAGGTCTGCATGTAGAGGGTTTAGATTACAACTGGTTAAACTGTCTCACTGGAGTCAATCATGCAGGATGGACGTTTAAAGTAGCTACTCTTTATGGGAATCAAGTTTTAGAAAGCGGCGACACGTGGGAGGTTAATGTCTACGATTATAATGGATCTACAAACGATTGTTGGACTGAAATGCTTGCCAATGACTCTTTGTGCGTGGAGCTTGTTGTCTGGCAAGTTAACTTATCTCGAACAGCTTCTATAGAAGAGGGTGGTTGGGCTGTTAACGGTAGTGGTTTTACACAAACTCAAAACTATCCTGATGTTGATTTATCTAACAACACATCTATAACGTGTGCTCCACCCGCGTGTGACACCGTGTATGTAGAAACTATTGAATACGTAGATATCATTGAATACATAGATGTCATTGAATACGTAGACGTCATCGAATACGTTACGGACACATTGTATATAGACGTTGAGTGGATAACAACCGACACGCTGTATGTTACAGACACTTTAGACGTTATAGAGTACGTATACCTTACAGACACTACGTATGTAGAAACTGTAGTATATGATTATATATATATTTACGAAACAGATACTATAACCGAGTATTTAGTAGAGTCTGTATACATTGACTGTAATACGGGTTTAATATGCGAAGAAGAATTTCCGTGTGATGAAACCTCTATATATGCACCTAACGTAGTAACTCCAAACGGAGACGGATGGAATGACACATGGAATGCTGTTGCAGATGGCGCATGCTGGTCTCAGTGGGAGGTGCGCATATATAACAGATGGGGAGAATTGGTTTGGATTAGCGCCTCTTCAATAGATGAGTGGGAAGCTAACGTTGCAACAGGAACCTATGTGTATACTATTACAGCGCATAGCTCCGTTAATGCTAGTGTTTTTGAATTCAACGGAACCATAACTGTTTTATATTAAATTATACTTATCTTTGTGTCGTTATGAAAGTAAAAAAAGAAAGAAACTACAAAGACGAGTATAAGAAGTTTCAATCTGGCGGCAAGCACAAAAAGGATCGTGCAGCTCGTAACAAAAGAAGAAGAGAGTTTGAAGCAGGCGGCAAGGTAAAAAAAGGAGACGGCAAGGACATACATCACTATACAGCTGGAGGAAAGGTGTACACTAAAGTAATGTCAGCAAGCGAAAACAGAGGCAAAAAAGAAAAATCTAGAGTAAAGGGTTATAAAGGATTGAAAGTAAAAAAATAAAATTAAGTAAATATGGCAGAGTATAAGTGTGACTGCAACGATGACATTGTAGAAAAGTCTGGAGTAACAATAAGATTTATTGAAGGTAAAGGAGCTGTGCAAGACATAAGGTGCAGCAAGTGTAATGAGTACATGGTATTAGCTAACCCGAAGTCTGGAGCCCCCAGCTTTAGAGCAAACAGGTTTGGACAAACATTTTGAGCTTTCTTTTACATGCTGAAGGGTATGAAGAGCCAGCTGTTAAAATTTGTCCCAACGGTACGGAAGGTGAGCTTATCGAACTCGGTGGGCTACTCATTTGCCTTCCAGAAAGGCCCCCGAAGAAAGAAATTTTCGGACATAAAGAGCCAAACTCTATGCAAGTGTGGAGAAGGATATCTATGCCGAAGGAAATGTCTCGTATTCGTTCTATGGATGAGTGGGGGGAAATGCCAAGGGAGTTTAGAGCAAAGTTTCGTCCATATGTCGAAGAAGAGTTTAGGCGTCGGCGTGAGGGTTTTTGGTTTTATAACAACGGTACACCTACATATATTACGGGGAGGCATTATATGATGCTTCAGTGGACTAAGATGGATATAGGGTATCCTGACTATCTTAGATTTCAAAGAGATATTTTTATACATATGTCAGCCTGTGAAGTAGATGATCGCTGTATAGGACAGCTTTACACTAAGTGCAGACGTAGCGGATATACAAATATATGCTCTTCTGTTATTGTAGACGAAGCTACACAAGTTAAAGACAAACTTTTAGGTATACAGTCAAAAACAGGAAAGGACGCCCAAGAGAACATATTTATGAAAAAGGTGGTTTACATGTTTCGAAACTATCCTTTCTTTTTTAAACCTATACAAGATGGTACTACTAATCCGCGTATGGAGCTAGCCTTTAGAGAACCCTCTAAAAGGATTACAAAAAAGAACAAAACATCCCAAATGGGAGAAGCTCTTAACACGGTTGTTAACTGGAAAAACACAACAAACAACGCATACGACGGAGAAAAACTTCATATACTTTATTTAGACGAGGCTGGAAAATGGGAAAAACCATCAGACATTAGAGATGCTTGGAGAATAGAAAGGACTTGTCTTATTGTAGGTAGAAAAATTATTGGTAAAGCTTTAGTTGGAAGTACAGTAAACCCAATGGATAAAGGTGGAAAACAATACAAAGACCTTTGGAAAGATTCGGACCCTAATGAAAGAAACTCTAATGGAAGAACAAGAACGGGTCTATACAGGCTTTTTATTCCAGCGTATGATTCTTTAGAGGGGTTTTTTAATATATATGGAGACCCAGTAAAAGAGGATCCTAATCAAATCATACAGGGTCTTGATGGCTCAGACGTAATTTTCGGAGCAAAAACTTTTTTAAAAAACGAAAGAGAAAGTTTAAAGAACGACCCTTCCGAACTTAACGAAGTAGTAAGACAGTTTCCATTTACCACAGACGAAGCTTTTAGAGACAGCATAGACGGTAGCTTATTTAACATAGGAAAAATCTATGAGCAAGTTCAGCACAACGACGATTTGTTTCCAAACCCAATAGTAACAGGAAATTTTATATGGAAGGATGGAGTAGAAGACTCTGAGGTGCATTTCAAACCAGATCCAAAAGGTAGGTTTAAAGTTTCTTGGATGCCTCCTTTAGAATTCAGGAATAAAAAAAGAACAGAAAGAGGAAAGCGTGTTCCTCCAAACTCAGAAATAGGCTGTGGCGGTGTGGACTCTTATGACCTCGACATGACCGTAGATGGAAGAGGTTCTAAGGGTGCTTTGCATCTGTACAACAAGTTTCACATGGATCATCCGTCTAACATGTTTGTAGTGGAGTATGCTTCCAGACCGCCGTTAGCAAAGATTTTTTACGAAGATGTTTTAAAAGCTGCTGTTTTTTATGGTTACCCTATACTTATAGAGAACAACAAATATGGAATTGCTCGTCACTTTGAGGCAAGGGGTTACGACGGATACTTAATGGAAAGGCCTAGACACTTAATGGCCGCGAATTCTAAGGTAAACGTAAAAACAAAGGGTATACCTTCTAACTCTCAGGATGTTATTCAGTCTCATGCGCATGCAATAGAAGCATATATACACGACCATGTAGGTATAAATAGAGAGTCTGGAGAAATAGGAAATATGTATTTTAACGACACCTTAGAAGACTGGATAGGTTTTGATATAAACAACAGAACTAGGTTTGACTTGACTATAAGTGCAGGCTTAGCCCTTCTTGCTGCGCAAAAAGTAAAGCCAAAAGAAAAGAAATCTAACTTTAATGAAAAAAAGTTTTTTAGAAGGTACACCTCAATTAACTGAAAGTCCTATATTTAGTATATTTGCAAAAACTCAATCTCTCTGATGTATAATAACGATAACAAAAGAACTGGAAGCTTTCCAAACCCTTTAAGCTCAAGAGAGGAAAAGCTAAGCAAAGAGTACGGGTTAAAGTATGCCAAGTCAATAGAGGCTCAGTGGGGAAAAACACAAGACAATAACTCTTCTTACAAGAAGCGAAACGACACGTTTGAGCGCAACAGGGATTATGCTAATGGCACCCAAGACACAAACATATATAAGCAGCTTTTAACTTCTTTAGATCCAAACAACGTTGACGGAAGTTTAACAAACTTAGACTATACTCCAGTTCCTATTCTTCCAAAATTTGCAAGAATAGTTGCAAACAAAATTCTTTCTAGAAACCCTTACCCAAACCTAGAAGCAGTCGATCCTATTTCTTCTTCTGAAAAAAACAAAGAAAAAATTAGATTAAAAACTCAGGTTCAGGTTAAAAAAGAGCTGGCAGACCTTAAAGCTGAGACAGGTGGATTGGTATTAGACAAAGATCCAGATCTTTTGCCAGACACGCTTGAAGAGGCAGACATCTTTCTTAATACTAACGTAAAAACTGATGCAGAAATAGCCGCTCAAATAGGGACAAACATGACCCTGCAGTGGGCTTCTTTTAATGACAATGTTTACAGGAGATGTGTAAACGATTTGGTTTCTTGCGGGATGGCCGTTGTAAAAAGAACTAACGATCCAAGTTATGGGATAAAGCCCAACTACATAGATCCAGTCTCTTTTGTGCATAGCTTTACTGAGGACCCTAACTTTGAGGACATGGTGTATGCGGGGAACATAAAAAGCATTACGATACAAGAGTTAAAAAGACTTGTGGGAGATGCTCTTGAGGAGGAAGACTTTGAAAAACTTGCAAAGAAAGCCGCTAAAAGCAAATCCCATTCAACTTCTAGTTTTTCTTCTAGCAGATACAACTCTAGCTCAAAGAAAACGTCATACGGTTACGACGAGTATAGGATTGATGTTTTAGACTTTGAGTTTTTGTCGGTTGACTGTATGCATTTTGAAGAAAAAGAAAACAGGCACGGTAATACTAACTTTTTCTACGAAGGCTTTTCCTATAAAGAAAAGTCAGGCAAAGGAGTGTTTGAAAGAACTCCGCATAAGATGGAGATTGCTACTGTTTACGGGGGCCTATATGTTATGGGGACAGATTACATTTGTAACTACGGCTTAACCACAAACGTTCCTAGAAACAAGCATGACATATCTAAGGCTCGTATGAGCTACTCTGTCGTTGCAACCAACATGAGAGGTATGATGCCTAAATCAATGGTTGATAGCTGTATAGGGTTTGCAGATATGCTTCAGATCACACATCTTAAACTTCAGCAATCTATAGCTAAAGCTAAGCCTGATGGTTTAATTATAGATATTGAAGGTCTTGAAAACGTCCAGCTTGGTAAGGGAGGGGAGTTACAACCTTTAGAGCTTCATGATATTTACGAACAAACAGGAGTTTTTTACTACAGAAGTAAAAACCCAGAGGGCGGATTTCAAAATCCTCCAGTTAGAGAGATAAACAATAGCATTAGAAACGTTAATGAGCTTATAGGTTTGTACAATCATTATTTAAAAATGATTAGAGACACTACGGGAGTTAACGAAGCTATGGATTCTTCGTCTCCTAAAGGCGACGCTTTAGTAGGGGTTCAACAGCAAGCAATAGCTGCTGGGAACAATGCTATATACGACATTACAAATGCTTCTATGATTCTGTTTAAAAAGGTGTGCGAAGACGTTGTTAAATGTCTTCAGATTATACCTAGCGAATCTGTTCTTATGCGCGTTTATCAAAACGCCATAGGAGAGGAAAACATGAAGGTTTTAAGCTCTTTTAATGATCTACCCATGTACAACTTTGGCGTAAGTGTACAGAAAGAAATGGAGGATAACGAAAGAAACTATCTTGAACAAAACATTCAGATGGCAATAAACCAAAAAGAAATAGATTTAGAGGACGCTATTGCCGTAAGAAATTTGAAAGATGTAAATCAAGCTGAAAGGCTTCTTGTTGTAAGAAGAAAAAAACGTATAGAAAGAGCTCAGGATCAGGCTATGCAAAATTCTCAAATGCAATCGCAGCAGGCACAGCAAGCGGCTCAAGCAGCTTCTCAAGCTAGACAACAAGAGTTACAAATGGCGGCTCAAATAGAATCTCAAAAACTTCAACTTAAGTCTCAGTTAGAAATAGAGGTGGCTAAAGCAAAGCACGAGTTGCAGAAAGAAATAGAAACAATAAGAGCAACCGCTACTTTAGGATTTAAAACAGACGATCAAGAGTTTTCAGAAAAATTAGAAGTTTTAAAAGAAGACAGAAAAGACAGTAGGGTTAAAAAACAAGCTTCTGAACAAAGCAAGCTTCTTTCTCAAAGGCAAGGCAAAAGAGGGGAGTTACAGGAAGAACTAGAGCTACCCTCAGAAGTTGGTGATGTTACATCAGAAAACATATTAGAGCAATAATGGCAAGTAAAGTAAACTTAGACGTATCGGAAAAATTAGATATTACCTGTAGAAAAGGTGACACTTTTGCCCTTACGGTAACGCTAAAAGATTCTTCAGGAACAGCTTTAACATTATCAACTGACAAATACAAGTTTTTAATGCAAGTTTGGTCGTCAGGAAGAAGAGCGACAAGCCCCATAATAGGTAGTACTAACTTAGGTAAAAAAGTAGACAATTCATTTGAAGAGTTTGTTATTGATGATAGTGGAAATGTAACTATTTCAGCCACATCAGCAACAATGAGAAACGTTAATGCAGGAAGATACACTTATGATCTACAATACGTACTACCAACAACGTCAGGTGTAGATACTCATACTACTATTTTACGAGGATCTTTTATTGTAAATGATGATGTTTCAAAATCACTATGAGCGTAGAAGTTACCACAACAGGTGGCACTTCAGTCACAACTTCTAATGGAGGCACTACCTTTGTAAGTATAAGTGCTACTTCTAATTCTGTATCTGTTTCTACCCCTTCGGTGGATTCTGTCACTCTTACGTCAAAAGGCCCTAAAGGAGACACGGGAGCGACAGGTGCTACTGGAGCTACAGGTGCTACGGGTGCTACGGGAGCTGCTGGACCCACCTATAGTGTTTCTTGCGTAGACGGAGATAATTCTGACGAAGAAAAAATAAGGTTAACAGGTAGTGACTCATCTACAGATGATGTTGTTCTTGAGGCTGGAACAGGTTTAAGCATAGCAAGAAATGACGATAAAATTACTTTTACAAATACTGTATCAGACACAAATACACAGCTATCTACAGAGCAAGTTCAAGACATTTCAGGAGCCTTAGTTGCAAGCGGAGGAACTAAAACTAATATTGCAGTTACCTATGATGACGATAACGGCAATATGGACTTTGTTGTTGCTTCAGATTTAAACACTACAGGTACAGCCGCTACGGTTACATCTGCAGCACAAACAAACATAACCTCACTTGGAACCCTTACCGCCTTAGATGTCGATGACATTAATCTAAATGGCAAGACTATAACAATAACAGGAGACACTGACGACACGTTTAGTATTGTTGCTGGAGCTCATGGGGCAACGACACTTACCACCGTAGATACTGTTGGAGATCTTGGTCATTTTGAAATAGCTGCTGACGGAAATATAACATTAGATGCTGCTGGGAATATAGCGCTAGAGGCCGCTGCCAATGCTATCA